TATTGAAATGATACATGCAGGAGTCGTTCCTTTCTTACATCCAACATATGATGAACAGAAACATTTACCTATACCTGACTTCTTACGACCAAAAACTCCTACTGAGTTTAAAGAAAGAATGGATAGATTACTAAATAATGAAGAAGAGTACTTATCAGTAGTAAAAGGATTACGTAAACTTGTATGTAAGCCAGAATTATATGATGGTACTTTCTTAAACAATAAAATTATGACAGCAATTGATGAAGATTATGTTATGCCTGACGTAACACAATTTGAAAAGAAAACTGCTGCTACACTTGAGGACTTTTTCGGATGAAACAAGATATAACATGGGCACCACTTATTCCGCTTATTGGTGGACAAATGCTAGGAGCGGAGAAAGCTTTCGGTAAACCACCTGAAGCAATTTATTCTTATACAGGATTTGAAGCTAACGACGGACATTATGTTAACTATCAACAAAATACAAAAGGACGTGATATTCCTTATGTATTGCTTGATTCTGAAAATCCAAATATTAGACAAGTAGATGTAGTGTCAGGTACTCCACCTTGTGCTGCACTATCACAATTAAATACTGGATTGAGTGAAGAATCAAAAGGTGCTAAATGTGCAAAGAATGAATTTATGTATCAGGTCTTTCAAGACGGTATTGATATATTAGGTGCAAAGGTTGTTATTGTTGAGAATGCTCCTGCACTATATACGAATAAAGGTCGTCCAGTTGCGAACCGTCTGTATGAAATTTGCGCTGAGAGGGGTTATTCCTTATCGCTGTATAAAACATCAACGAGATATCATGGAGTTCCTCAGGGACGAGATAGAACGTTTGCGATTGGTTGGAAGTCAAGTACTTCTCCTGTAATGAATTGGTATAACCGTGATCGTAAATCGTTTGCTGAATATCTACAAGAGATTCCTGATGACGCATTACAGCAAGATTTAATTATTAATAAGAATGTACCTGAAGAACCTTACTATACATTTATTAAAACAAAAACAAATCGTGATGTTAGAGAGATTATGTTAGAAGAAGATGTAAAGACAACTCTCAATTATGTTAATAAGAAAGGTTGGATGAAAGAAGCAAACGAATGGTTCCACAAGACAGGACATGAAAAAGGTATTAAGTATTCTGACCATGCAATTAAAAAGTATGCCGACGGTAAAGGTGTATGGGACGGTTCAGTACATGTCTTTGGTGATTATATGAATGCAGTCATCGGTCGTAATATGGTTGATACGATTCACCCAACTGAAGATAGGTCATTAACAATTCGTGAAGCTTTACATATGATGGGATTCCCAGAGGATTTTGAGTTACTTGGTGGATTACCTAAAGTAAATCATATTGCTCAGAATGTTCCTGTACCAACATCAAGAGATTTACATTCAGAAATTGGTAAGTTCCTTCGTGGAGAATTAGATTTATCTGATACAACTTACTTAAGACAAAATAATCATAAACAATTAATGGAGTTTGACCCTAACGGAAAAGATACAACTCCGTCTCTTGAAGAGTTTATGAGTTAAAACTATTGACATTCATAAACAAATAGAGTATAATATACACCATGAGAAATGATTTAATTATAGATTTTGAAACAATGGGTCAAGACGTACATAACTGTGCGGTTATTGATATGTCAGCGATGGTATTTCAATGGGACAAGTTTACGTCTAACGATCCATACAACTTAAGCGATGTATTCAAGGTGAAGAAATTCAAATTGAATGTATCGGAGCAAGTAAAGAAATTTAATTGGGTAGTCGATAAAAGTACATTAGATTTTTGGTCGCAGCAAGATTCAGAAGTAAGAAAGAATATTGCTCCTAAGAGTTCTGATTTATCGGTTGAAGATTTCTGTAAGCAATTTACAGATTTCCTAATTGACGGACCAAAGATTGATTTTTGGTGGTCAAGGTCTAATTCCTTTGACCCAGTTATTCTTGAGAGGTTATTTAAATCTCAGAATAAAGTAAATCATTTACAATCCCACTTACAACATTGGAAAGTAAGAGACACAAGAACTTTTATTGATGCAAAGTTTGATTTTGGTTTAAAGAAGAACGGATTCAATCCTTGTGCTAACGAAGAGAAATGGGATTCTGTATTTAAAGCCCACGATTCGGCTTGGGATGTATTAGCAGATGTAATGAGATTACAGTCAATCACAAGAGCTGAAAATGATATGGAGCAAATCACAGTATGAAATTAGAAGTAAAAACAGAAGAACTACAAAAACAACGACTCTTTATTGGAACACCTATGTATGGTGGTCAATGTGCAGGATTATATACAAAGTCAACAAATGATTTAAGTATGTTATGTTCATCGCACAAAATTCCGATGAAGTACTATTTTTTATTTAATGAGTCATTAGTTCAAAGAGCTAGGAATTATATTGTTGATGAATTCCTTCGTTCTGACTGTACTCATTTATTGTTTATAGATTCAGATATTGGATTTGACCCAAGAGATGCATTAGCATTACTTGCATTACAAATATCAGACCCAGAGAAGTATGATATTGTATGCGGTCCATATCCAAAGAAAACAATTGCCTGGGAAAAGGTTTCTATCGCAGCACAGCAAGGTGTTGGAAAGGATAATCCTTTTGACCTAGAACAATATACATCAGATTTTGTTTTTAATCCTGTCGCGGATATAAGACAATTTAAACTCTCCGACCCTGTTGAAGTTGCCGAAGGTGGTACTGGGTTTATGTTAATTACAAGAGATGCTCTCGAAAGATATCGAGATACGTATCCAGAGTTATCATATAAACCTGACCATGTTCGTACTGACAAATTCGATGGGACTCGTGAGATTCATGCTTTCTTTGATTGTGTCATTGACCCAGAGTCAAAGAGGTACTTATCTGAGGATTACTTTTTCTGTAAGATGGCTCGCAAAGCAGGTCTTTCAGTTTGGATGTGTCCTTGGATGAAAATCAATCATGTTGGTTCTTATATCTTTAAGGGTGACATGGGTGCTCTAGGTCAACTAGGAGTTACTGCTACTGCAGATTCTAAATCTAATAAGAAAGCTTATAATCCTGTTGACAAGTCCAAGTAATTGGTATATAATATACCACAAATAATATCAATGGAGAAACTTATATTATGAAATTTTCTAACGAAACCTTGACGGTCTTAAAAAGCTTTACCGCTATCAACAAGTCAATCTTGATGAAAGAAGGTAATATTCTTAAGACTATCACTCCGGAGAAGACATTAATTGCTATCGCAGATATTCCTGATGAAATTCCATCAGATGCCTGTGTATATGATCTTTCAAGATTCTTATCAATTTTGTCTTTATATAATGACCCCGATGTAGAGTTTTTTGATAAATACTTTATTATATCGGAAGGTAAGCGTAGAACGAAATATGTCTATGCAGATTTATCAATGATACATACACCACCTGAAAAGGATATCACTATCCCTTCAGCAGATGTTGTAGTTAATGTATCTAACGATGAATTATCTTCAGTGCTTAAGGCATCAGGGGTATTACAATTTTCAGAGATTGCGTTTGTAGGCGAAGGCGGCAAATGCTATCTGAAAGCAATCGACAGTACGAACGATAGCGCAGATGACTTTGGCGTTGAAATCGGGGATACTGCCGATGAGTTTAAGATTATCATTAAAACTGATAACTTGAAACTCATGCCTTTAGATTATGAGGTTACGCTTTGTTCAAAAGGTATCTCAGAGTTTAAAGGAAAAGGTGTCACGTATTACGTGGCTATAGATTCAAAGTCGACTTATAATAAAAGGTGAAATTATGAATGAACCAGTACAAGGTAACTTTGGCCAACAACAAGGCCAAGAACAAGAAGTGGTAATCAATCTTGGAGACCTATCAACTGTGTTGCAGATTATTGACGTAGTCTCTCAACGTGGTGGATTCCAAGGTCAGGAGATGGCTGGAGTAGGAATGCTAAGAAATAAAATCGAAGCGTTCTTAAGACAGAATTCTCCACAGCAAGATGCAAATCTTGGTGAACAGGATGCCAATGTTGATACATCAGTAACTGAAGGTGCTCCTTTAGCTGATAAAGTTGTTGAGTAATCAATAACTCATTTCTCGAGAAGTGAGGGTGGTCAAACGCCCTCGCGTTTTCTCAAATTTTTTATATTATGTTTATGGTGAATTATGATTGATGCAAAATCAAACGAAGTCTTATGGGTTGAAAAATATCGTCCGCAGATTGTTGAAGATACTATTCTACCTGACAAGACAAAAGAAACATTCCGTAAGTTCGTATCAGACGGCAGTGTTCCAAATCTATTATTAACAGGCGGTCCTGGTGTAGGTAAAACTACAATCGCAAAGGCAATGCTTGAAGAACTCGGTTGCGATTATATCGTAAAGAATGGTTCTCTTAATGTTAATATTGATACTCTCCGATACGACATCTCTACTTTCGCATCTGCTGTTTCTCTCACAGGAACAGGCCGTAAGTATGTCATCTTTGACGAAGCAGATTATTTGAACGCAGCAAATGTTCAACCTGCTCTTCGTAACTTTATTGAAGAATATTCTTCTAATTGTGGATTTATCTTTACTTGTAATTTCAAGAATCGTATTATCAGTCCATTACGTTCAAGGTTATCAGAAGTAGACTTTACTATTGATACTAAAGATCGTCCTCAAATGGCAATGGAATTCTTCAAAAGAGTTAAAGCAATTCTTGACCAAGAAGAAGTTGAATACGATCCTAAGGTAGTTGCTAAGGTTATTGAAAAACATTTCCCTGACTTCCGTCGTGTATTGACTGAACTACAATCCTATGCCGCTTCAGGTAAAATTGATGAAGGTATCTTTGTTAATCTGAAGCAAGAATCTATTGATGATCTTTTCCGATTACTCAAAGGTAAAGATTTTACAAATATGCGCAAATGGGTTGCCAAGAATTCAGACCAAGATATGAACGAAATGTTTCGACGCATCTATGATATGTGTTCAGAAAAGGTCGTTTTACAATCACAAGCTGGTTTTATAGTTACATTAGCTGATTATATGTACAAGTCAGGTTTGGTTGCTGACCAAGAAATTAATATGGTTGCCTTCTTAACTGAGGTTATGATTGAATGTGAGTATGTATAATGTTGAAGACAAGGTGTTTTAACTGTAATACAACAACCACAAAAAAGAAATCATTTAAGGTAGTAACGAATACCGATGAAGGTAAGACTGAACTTATTCTCTGCGAAGAATGTGGCAAAAATTTTGATGCTATGG